GTCAGAAAACGGTTGGTTACCTGTTGTATTTAGTAATCTTTCGATCACCAGGAACAACATCCCGTGTGTGAATTGAACAGAGACCATCATGTCATTCTCGTCACGACTAATTCCAGCCTGGAAACCAAGATTTCAACCCCCTTACGGGCGGTATCTTGATACTCAGGAGTGGTTTCGTCGATTAGAAAAGACCTAACAGAATCTGTTTTAGTTCCAACTCACACGCGATGCTTCCGCTGCTCTATCCCTACTTCCGCAACATTGCGGCGGTGAGGACCGGTCGGACACTCAGAGATGCATTCAGCTCTGCCATCTGTGCAGACGGTGTATTGTGTCGTGCGCTCACGTCGAATATCAAACGGGTCGGCTTCGCAGCCTTCTCGTAGACCTCGGGCGAAAGAATTCGGCGAGCCAACATGTCAAGAATCTCAGCAGCCCCTTCTTGTTTAAGGAAGAGACGCGTGGGACCTGATAAGTCTGGCGAACCTGACGCTTGCCCTTGGCAAAACTCGACGTCATAGCACACAAACAAGTTCACTACTGGCACAGCAGATGCTGTCCCTTCAGTGAAGAGATGGAAATCACCGAAGGTGGTGGAGACACCACCCTCGCCTCCAATCGTGGAAAACCACGGTATCTGCGCACGTTTGGTATCGGCGGCGGTTTCACCGTCATCCCAAAACTTTCGTGTGACAGATTTCTCTTCATTGCGGATCTGCGCTCCCGTCATTCCGGCATCAGAATGATTGTACACCACAACGCCTGTATACGACCCTGCCTGTGTTGCAGCTGCATCACCCACCATCTTGAAACTCAAGCGATTAAACGCAAATTGTTCAAAGACGGCGGAGATAGCAGCTAAACGCGGAAAGGTTGTCGCATTCATGCTAAGGATGAACAGATTATCTGTGTCGGTCGAAGCAACCGAGGAAATCGTACCGATATAATCACACCCTTCTATTCTGACGCTAGCGCCAGGACGGGTAGGTGGGAGAGACCGCATACGGACTTCCGGGTTGCGCGACGAGAGCGCAAGGGGCGCGCTTCTCTGAGGATCGGCCGGCCTCGCCTTCGCTTTCTTTGCGGAGACAGGCTGGGGCTTGGGAATCTTCTTCTTCGAGTTCGTGTTCATGGGGGGTATGTATTGGATCCGCCTACCCCAGGCGGACTGTACATCTCATTCGACCGCAGGTACTGACGACCATGTGAGGTCCGAGTTGCGCTTCCGCTTCTCGACTTCTCCGTTAGGTCCTCTCCCACTTCGGCTTTCCCGTGCAGTCTCTCGGCCTTCCAGAGACAGGAGATCTCCGTATGTGATTGATCAAATTGATCTCACTATCGTGACCAGATCTGCTCTTTAGCACGGAACTATTAAGCAACGCGCCCCGCGTTGCACCGTTTTGGGAAATTTAACGAATGAGACCCAATTTCTCTGACGTACTAGAAGCCCACTCGGCCTAAAGCCGGGCAGGTGGGTAGTTGTGCAAGCACAGCTACGTCGTCCCAGTGCTCACCAATGGCGAACAAGCTCATCGGCTTCAAACGACGAGACCTCTTCAGACGTAACTGAACGAATTCAGGAGACGAATGATCGGGCCCCGCCATAGCGAAGTTGATCTGAGCGAGTCTGCCAATCCAATCCTGCTCAGTTTCAGTCAACGCACGGGTCACCCAGTGCGCATTCTGAAACCAAGAGTATTTGGAAAGGAGAGTACGAAGACGAGGACCTATCTTCGAGTACAATTGTAACGTCGGATCTGAATGGAAGAATGCCGCCATCATCCTTTGTTCCCGGGTAACGCCGAGATCGACCTTAGGTGAAAGACCTAGATCGACCCCGTAACCTCCAAGGTGGACAGGAAGATACCAATTTGGCTGCCAACCGACAGGTTTAAACCTACGGAAAGCGGCTGGGATGGTACTGATGGCCTGGGGGCAATGCTTGACCATATCTGAGATGTCCTTGCCGATGACTTCCGGTGTAGCCGCGGAGATTCCGCTTTTCAACGAGAAACCTTTAATAAGTTTCAGATTGATATAGCCGAGCCTCTTAAACCGCATCTTGTCAGGAGCATAGTACATCCTTGAATTGATCACAGCAATGTCCTTTGACAGGTAATTCTTCCCAGGCGAAACGATCAGGCCAATCTCTTGCACAGTCTCCTTCCAGATTTTGTAGAGTGCTAAGGTGCACTTAAATAGGATGTCGTCACCATTGACGAGCACCGTATCCAACAATCTCTGGACAGTAGAAGCATGCAAGGAAAAGCGCCGACCGTAACGCCGTACAGCGAGACGATACATGGCTAGGTTGATTCCACAAAGGAGTGGAAAACTCAAGGGGTGACCCATGAGCTGACCTCCGATCTGCAAACCAACCTCGCCATCAGGGAATTCCAGAACACTAGGCATCAAGGACTGCGATGCGAGATCAGTCCGACTGTACCTATCTACCGCCGAAGAGGCGGACAGTACAGCAATCTGATCGATCGTATCAGTCGCAGCTTTGAAGTCGCCTGAGCACCAAAAAGGCTCAGGACTCGAGGACAAGGCTCGTACCTTCTCATCCAGGTCTCCCTCCATGGTACTCTCTTCTTCTGTGTTTCCACGCAGAGAGTAGTGTGCCCTGAAGAGGTTGTAGACGGGTGTATACGAAGCCATTCCCCTTGGTGATCCCGCGGAACTTGCTCGGCTCAGCAATCAGCTGCACTTTACAGCGCATCTGGTTGTCGCCTAGCATTACAGGTTCGGACTCCTGTACCGCAGTTTCAAAAGTTCTTGTCCTCCATCTCTCGAACTCCAGCGAGTATGCCCTAAGAGAGCCCAGAATCGATATCTCGATCTGGTTTGGTTCGTTCATCCCTTCAAACAAACTATACGCACCGCCCTCACGGACGGTTGCTTGGTAGCATGCAGAAGGCGACGGCGAAAGCTTTGTCGGGGTCGTGAGTTTACGAAAGATCATATTACATGTCTTCGTTATCTCATCGATCACGTCATCGCCCAGTTGTCGAACGGGCGGGGAACACAACCGCGACTTCATGTCCGCTAGGTTTTCTCTTTCCTTCACCACTCCGAGTTTCGGCCAAAACCGTTTACTCTGGAGCAGCGAATAGAAGAAAGAGGCATCCTTGCGAGCTAGAGCACGCTTGATCCCACGCCACACGAACCCCACAAAGAGTGGTTCTTTAGGTCGTGGCGCGTCACCGGAGAGATCTCCGATGGCGCGGCACATCAGGTAATTCGTCCAAGACTTGCAAAATGTCTGGTCCGAATCGCCTGCATCCCGCTTCGAAGCGAGGAGCTGCGTCGTCTGACGCATGGAAGACACAAACCTTCCGAAGTCAGGAGTCGCCCAGCGATTCCCCTTTCTCCAGCCTAGAAGTGTCCATAAGAACGATTCCACGATTTGAGCAGTTGACGCCGTAACGTCAAGACCCTCGAGAATCCTCTCGAGAGTTCGGGCAACGCTAATGTCAAGTGCATTCGTGGATACACTCAACCCGCCTTCGGACTTACCAGTCTTTCTTGGATAAGGGATTTTCTTTGGCACAACCTGTTCAACTAGAACGGTTGCTACCTCAAGGGGCTTCTTCGCAGACTTCTCCAAACCCATTTCGGGCGAGATGTCTAGCTTAGGAGCCGCAAGAGGAACCTCAGATAAACCCATCCAATAAGGCATGGTAGCCCGTCGGCTATCAGCATCACAGTGACTATCGTCTATCACCAAACGGTGGTGGCGCTTTTTACTGCGCGGTTTTCCCATCTTGAAAACCGATCAAACCTTTGCAAAAGGTTTG